AGAAATAAGTTCTTCTCTTCCAATGTTAAGTCTCTTTCAAGAAATATGGGTGCCGAATTTATATTTAATTCTAATGGTATCCTTAGTCTCTTGTTTTTTAACTTGAAACAGCATATCAGAAGATAATAAAAGAAGTGTGTGGGGACATAATCTCTCAAGGAAAATATTATAGTTAAGTTTTTTTGAAAATCCCAGTACATATTCCACTTGGTTTTATCTATATTATGATACACATATTGGTCTTTAGGATGGAGTCTAGTAACAGCTTCGTTTAAAAGTTGGTTTTTAACAGTGCCAGGTTTACTAATCATTTCTAGATTGCTATGTTCGCACAAGCATCGAAAAAAATCTTCAAATATCTTTAACTGTGTCATGCTATGTATATCTCCAATAAATGCCTCTCTATCAGCTTTTGTCCACTCAGGTTTTAACATCTCTTCTACGTAAATAGGATCGCCCAATTTGGAGTTATATAATCTAAAGTAGTCTGATAAATTTAAGTCCTCCCCTTTACAGATGTCAATAACACTTTCAAAACGAAGTCCTTTCTCTAAGCTGGGCTTTAGGGAAGATTTTGTGGAGGCGGTATCAGCTAGTGTAAACGTATTAATTTTGGGCAAGAAATCTTCCTTATATATTTCCTGGATAGGTTTTGTCAGATTTTCATTCATTTTCCTCATACATCTAAAAAGTAGGCTGTAATTGCATTGAAAATTAGATAAATTGTCTAGTGAAAAATCAAATTTTCCCTCAAATATCTTCTTTACATATGATGACCTAAATTTGCCTTCCATCTCATTAAAAGTTTTTACAGTGTCCCAATAAGAATACTTTGGTTTGGTTCCTTTCTTTACCCCATAAAACATAGAGTATATAAGCTCTATGAGAGATAAGGTATTGTCAACGTTCACAGGGAAGAATGGTAAATCAAAATTTAATTTTACAACTTCGTTTCTATTATCTATATCCAGCTCCGACAGATCAACAAACTTATAATTTTTACTAGAATTAAACATAAAATAGGCTTCAGCTGATGTTTTGATAGGTCGATTTAGTTTGTCATTAACCAACTCATATACATTAGAGTTACTCGACATACATGACATTATAAAATATCTATGATAAGTTAGTGAGTCAGTTAAATTACTATCAGAAAAAAGTTTTATTATGCCGAATAATTTCATTACTGAGGAAACTTGAATAGACAAATTTTGTGAATCCGGTAATCTCATTTCTTTTTTCTTTTTATCATAAGAGTAACTTGTAAAACATCTATACATAACAACAGCACCGGCAATAATTG